ATGAAAGTCGGCGATCTGGTGAGAACCAAAAAAATGTATATTATAATGGTAACAGGAGCCCCACGTCAGACTAGTAAAGCACTCACACCAAAAATAGACGGGTTCGTCATAGAAAGTTATAACAGAGATGCCAAGGTGTCTTTTCCTAGTTTGGGTTACATCTCAACATTTCAGAAAACAGATCTCAAACTACTATCGGAGGCATAATGACCACAAGAAAGTGCTTGCGCCCACCGCCCTGCCGTGTTACATTATGAATGTAAGCAGCGGCACTGACGCCCCCCACCGACGAAGGACACAGAATGACTGAGAGAACACAGAGCAAGATCAAGTTTGTTGGGCTACACGCCCACAGCGTAGCGGGTTCCATCTTTGATGGTCTCGGCTTCCCGCAAGACCACATGGACTTCGCCTACCAGAATGGAATGGATGCCCTCGCCCTAACCGACCACGGCAACCAGAATGGTCTAGCCTATCAGGTCCTTCACGCAAAGAAGATGAAGGCAGAAGGCAAGGACTTCAAGCCTATCTTTGGTTGCGAGGCTTATTTCATCCCCTCTATTGATGAGTGGAAGGAGGAATACGAACAGGCTATGCTAGACAAGAAGAAGGCACGCGCCGCCAAGAAGGCTGGTGCGTCTGCTGCTTCTGTTGAGGACGAAGGCGCGAGCAAGGGTAAGAGCAGTAATGTTCTACGCCGCCGCCGCCACCTTGTTCTCCTCGCACAGAACCAGACTGGGCTGAACAACCTGTTCAAGCTTGTGTCCGAGAGCTACAAAGATGAGAACTTCTATCGCTATCCTCGTATGGACTACAAGATGTTGAAGGAGCACGGCGAAGGCATCATCGCTTCGTCTGCTTGTCTTGGTGGCGTCTATGCTGGCAACTACTGGGAGAACCGAGAAGAAGGACCAGAGGCTGTGCTTGAAGCGATGAGAGACACAACCCGCAATATGGTTGATGTGTTCGGTGATCGCTGGCACGGCGAGATCCAGTGGAACAATGTCCCAGAGCAGCACGAACTAAACAAGTTTGTTATTCAGGTTTGTGAAGAGTTCGGTGTGAAGGTTATCTCCACCGCAGACTCACACTACCCCAATCGTGATGCTTGGAAAGACCGCGAGCTTTACAAGCGTCTTGGTTGGCTTGGTAAGGGTCGCCCGCAGTGGGCTGACACCGAGAGTGAGCTACCTATCTCTGTTGATGAGATTGGTTACGAACTCTACCCGAAGAACGGCGACGAGATGTGGGATAGCTACAAGAGCTATTCACAGATGTGTGGTGCGACCTATGACGACGACTTCGTGTTGCAGTCTATTGAAGAGACTCACAAGATTGCGTTCGATCGCATTGAGAACTTTCTTCCCGACAACACCGTTCGGCTCCCTTCATTTGTTGTGCCGGCAGGACACACCGCAACCGAGGCGCTAATCAACTTCTCGCTTGAAGGTCTGCGTAAGCTGAATCTTGCCGATAACAAGCAGTATCTTGCGAGACTAAAAGAAGAGCTACACGTTATTGACGACCGAGGCTTCTCAAAGTATTTCTTGACTATGAAGGCAATCGTAGATGTTACAGACACGATGATGCTTGCTGGTCCAGGGCGAGGTTCTGCTGCTGGTTCTCTTGTCGCTTATGCTCTCGGCATTACGCAGGTTGATCCTATCAAGTATGACCTCCTGTTCTCTCGCTTCTTGCGTTCAGATGCCAAGGACTACCCTGACATTGACTATGATGTGAGCCGTCCGATGGAACTGAAGGACAAGCTGATTGAGTTGTGGGGTGAGGATTGCGTTGCTCCAATCTCAAACTGGAACACCCTTCAGTTGAAGTCGCTTATCAAGGATATTTCCAAGCTCTATGGTATTGAGTTTGGTGAGGTTAACTTGGTAACGAACGCTATGATCAAGGAGGCAACTCCTCTTGCCAAGCGCAAGCACGGAATCAAAGCAGGTATGTATAACCCAACGTGGCAGGAGGTTCTTGAGTTCTCTGATTCTCTCAAGAATTTCTTGGGCAAGTATCCAAATGTAAAAACACACGTCAAGGCACTTGTTGGTCAGGTCCGCTCTGCGTCCCGCCACGCTGGTGGTGTTGTGATTGCCGAGGACTTGGACAAGAACATGCCTCTCATCAACTCCAAGGGTGTTCGGCAGACGCCTTGGTCCGAGGGTCAGAACGTCCGCCACTTGGAGCCTATGGGTTTCATCAAGTTCGATCTTCTTGGTCTCTCAACCCTTGCTATGATGGAGACTGCGATTGAGTTGATTCTCAAGCGCCACCACGGCATCGCAGAGCCAACTTTCAAGCAGGTCAAGGACTTCTACGATACGAAGCTTCACCCTGATGTTATCAACCTTGATGATGCGAGAGTCTATGAAAATGTTTTCCACAAGGGTAACTTCGTAGGCACTTTCCAGTTCACCGAGGATGGAGCACAGAACTTCGCAGAGCGAGTGAAGCCCAACAACATTATTGATGTTTCTGCTATCACCTCTATCTATCGCCCTGGTCCTCTGTCCGCAAATGTTCACGAGGATTACATTGATGCGAAGGGCAACCCACAATACATCAAGTACCTCACACCAGAGGTTCAGGAGATCACCGAAGAAACCTTCGGCTTCCTTATCTTTCAGGAGCAGATCGCCAAGATTGCTCACGCACTTGGTAAGGATCTAACTCTTGACGAGGGCAACCTACTCCGTAAACTTCTAACCAAGAAGGGAACAGGCAAGGGCTTTGAGGTCAAAGATCGGATTCACAAGAAGTTCATTGATGGATGCTTGGAGAAGAACATTGACAGGTCTGAGGCGCAGAGTCTATGGGAGAAGTTTGAGTTCTTCTCTGGCTACGGCTTCAACAAGAGTCACGCCGTTGCTTACTCCCTAATCTCTTACCAGTGTGCTTGGCTTCTGACCTACTTTGAGGCAGAGTGGGCTGCGGCTTTCCTTGACAAAGAGCCCGAGAGCAAGAAGGAGAACGCAATTAACATCGCCAAGTCTCTTGGCTATGACATCCAGCCAGTTGAGGTCAATACTTCTGGTCGCGTCTGGGGCATTGGTGCTGATGGGAAGACACTCATTCAGCCCCTAACTAGCATTAAGGGCTTCGGTGATGCTGCTATGGATCAGATTCTAGATAATCGCCCATTTGCCGACATTGAAGACCTCTTGTTCCGAGATGAGATCAAGTATGCGAAGCTGAATAAGAAGGCTCTGGATGCCCTATGCCGAGCGGGTGCTATGGATTCTCTTATTGATGAAAGATTCACAGGTCGCAAGCACTTCTGGTCCGCTGCTGTTGTCGATCGACCGAAGACCAAGAAGAAGTTTCACGACAACATCGATCTATACAGAGGCGAGGGGGACTTTAGCGAAGAAGAGATTATCCAGTTTAAGACAGATCTTACTGGCGTGTTCCCGATGTCCCTGGTTGTGAATCCAGAGATGATTCAGGATCTAAGAGACAAGTACATCCCGCCAATTTCAGAGTTTGATGAGGAACTACAAATCTGCTGGTTTATTCCACGCAAGGTTGTGCCGAAGAAGACGAAGAAGGGTAAAGACTATTGGATTCTAGAAGTGATTGATTCCAATAACGAGACAGAGAAGATTAGATGCTGGGGAGTTGATGTAAAGAAGGACAGGATTCACATCAATCGTCCCTATCTATCACGGTTGAGTTACGATCCGAAGTGGGGCTTCTCCACTAGGTCGGTTTACAGAAACTTTAGACTACTAGGTTAACAACAAGGAGACAAACAATGGCTACGAAGAAGACACACAACAAGGCAACCAAGAAAAAGACTACTATTGGGAAGAGCCCATTAACAAAGCGTAAGCAACCGGGTCCGCACGGCGGAAACAAGGGCTATAAGAAGCGTTATCGCGGTCAAGGTAAGTAAAATGACGAACCCCCATTCTATTTAGAGTGGGGGTTCTATGTTTTGCGAACAAAAGACTTGGTTAAATGGCACAGGGCAGTAAATGAGATCCGTTATAAGCACACCGAACTAGAATTGCTTAAAGAAATGGCGGACGAATACAACCCTGTGTTTAATACACATGTGCGAGAGTTTTGCGAGAAGAATGGAATCGACATAGAACAAGCAAAGAAAAGAGCAGGTCTATCAGCTACAGCCAAGAAGGGAAAGCAAAACCACGAAGAAGAACAAGCCAAGCTTCTTGAAGACGGCGAAGTAGGAACAGAAGTTTCCGAAGATGTAGGTGAAGAACAGCCCGAGAGTCCTCAAAAAGTCGAACAGCACGAGATGCACGACATTTTCAAAAAACTCTTTAAAAAACTTGCAGTCCATTTACACCCAGATAAGGTAATGGGCTTGACAGATGAACAAAGGCATGATAGATTAGAGATGTTCAAGGACGCCAAGCAAGCCCTGGATGACGAGCGCTACTTCTTTCTCTTAGATCTCTCAGATCGCTTCAACATCACCTTGCCCAATAACTACAAACAACAGACAAGGTGGATGAAAGCAAGATCAATAGAGTTGGAGTCCGAAATAGCTTCAATGAAATCAAGTTTCAACTATTCTTACGCGGACTGTGATACAGATGAGGCGAGAGAGAAGCTTGTGATGATGTTTTTGAGTCAGGTCTACGGAATTTAGAAAACGCAGATCTTCAAATTTTTTTTGAGCCCATTTTTCCAGATTTAGAGGTTATCATGGAACATTTAGTGAATTGCCACGGAGAGTGGACAGCACTTTTCGCTTGCATTAGTTCGCTCCCTATGTTACGTTATTGGTACAAGTTCAGAAACAAGGAGGAAACTTGATTAATCTTCTACCGTTATAACGGCAGAAGACTACTTATTATTGGAGGAATCCAATAATGAAATCTGGAATCTATAAAATAACTAACAAGGTAAATGAGAAAATTTACATTGGTTCTGCATACAATTTAGTAAACAGAATCCATACTCACAAAAGCACGCTTCGACGTGGGGTTCACAAAAATAAACACCTTCAGAGCGCCTTCAATCTCTATGGAGAAGATGAGTTCATTTTTGAGACCATGGAGGCTGTTGAGGATAAAGAAATAATCTTAGAAAGAGAGCAATTTTATTTAGATTTTTTTCTTGCCTACGAAAGAGAGAACGGTTATAATATAGCTAGAGTAGCAGGCAACACAGCAGGTGTAATACCTGACGCCGAAACAAGGAAAAGAATGTCTGAAGCAGCCAAAAAAAGACCCAAGAGGGGGATGCCTGAACATCAAAAAAAGATACTTTCAGAAAAGTTCTCCGGCGTCGGCAAGAAGGTTGACTGGGAGAGTGTCAGGGAAATAAGAAAGCTTTATACTACTGGCAATTTTACGCAAAAGCAACTCGCTGAGAGGTTTAAGCTCTTCCAGACAACAGTTTCGGAAATCATAAGAAATGTTATTTGGAAAGATGAAGAATACACCTACGTTAGAAGAAGAAACAATAAAACCAAAAAGGAAACAAAATGATCACAGACGTTGTTATAGGTCTTCAGCACGGAGACGAAGGAAAGGGTAAGGTTACCCACCACTTGCTCAAAGACGGCGGATACACACATTGTGTAAGATTTAATGGCGGTCCAAACGCGGGACACACGATCTTCCATAATGGAAAAAAGTTTGTCACCCATCACATCCCAGCAGGCGTCTTTTTCGGAGTTACATCAGTAATCGGCAACGGTTGCGTGATTGATCCGATGAAGTTAGAAGAAGAGATAGACTACTTAGAATCCCACGGAATCCCCGTGCGGCAACATCTAAGGATCGCTAAAAATGCTCATGTTATCACCGAAGACCACAAAATCGAAGACGGCGCTGACGAGAAGATTGGAACAACTAGAACTGGTAATGGACCTGCTTATCGTGATAAGTATGGTCGGACTGGCATTCGCGCCTGCGACGTACTTAACTTCCAACCTTATCTAGTAGACATTTACGAAGAGCTATCAGGCGACACAGTAATCCTAATGGAAGGGGCACAAGGCTTCTGGCTTGACCCTGACTGGGGCGACTACCCGTTTGTAACGTCTTCGCACACAGGCACGGCTGCCGCCATCCAGAACGGCATCAGCCCCCGCTCTATTCGCAATGTCTGGGGCATCATCAAGGCTTACGAGACCTATGTGGGAGCCCGTAGCTTCCAGCCAGCCTCTGAAATCTTCAACCGCATCCAAGAGGTCGGGCAGGAATTTGGAGCCACCACAGGGCGTGTGAGGCAGTGTAATTGGATAAACGTGAAGGAGGTCCAGCGAGCCATCAGCATGAACGGAGTCAACCGCCTTGTTGTAAACAAGGTGGACGTTTTACGAGAGGTGGACTCTTGGGGAACAACCGAGGCTTATGTTGAGAATGAATCATCATTTCGGTCATTCTTGCAAGAACAGTTTAGTGCGAGACTAGGAATAGATAAGATTTATTTCTCTGACAACCCCCGCACGATCTCGGACGAAAAGGGCTTGACAGAAGCCGCCTGACGGGATATATTATAGGTGTCGTTGGAGGACACATGCCTAAGAATTACGGATATGCCTGCATTTGTATGCAGCTTTCTAACCCACAAGACTTCGGTGGTCACAAGAATGATAGAATCACCACCAACCGCACGATGATCAAGAGAACCTTCCAAGAAAAGGGCATTGAATACGCTTCATCCCTCGCCCTCTTGAACATCTTGGACCTTCAGAAAGTCCTTGAGTGGAATGTCCAGCATGGGATCAATTTCTTCCGTTTGTCCTCCAACGTCTTTCCTTGGGCGTCAGAGTATCAGCTTCACGACATGCCCGACTACGAGGCAATCTACGAAGCGTGCGAGCGTTCTGGCAACTATATCCGCCAGCACGGTATTCGCATCACCTCACACCCAGGTCCGTTCAACAAGCTCGCTTCTCCCAAGGAGCGCGTATTTGAGAACACCAAGCGCGACTTGGAGATTCACGGCGAGTTCTTCGACATGCTTGGCTTGCCCCGAGATCACTACGCAAAAATCAACATTCATGTTGGTGCAGCCTACGGAAACAAGCCGCTCGCACTAGATACTTTTGCACGGAACTTTGAGCGCCTGCCGGTGTCAGTAACTTCAAGACTCACCGTGGAGAACGATGATAGACAAAGCCTATACTCGACTCAAGAGCTATATGACGGGGTATTTACTCGCACTGGCATTCCTATTGTTTTTGACTATCATCATCATGGCTTCTGCACAGGCGACCTTACAGAGAAGCAAGCTCTGGAACTGGCTATTTCGACGTGGGGAGACATCAAGCCAGTAGTCCACTACTCCGAGTCGAGAGCAGAAGAGAAGAAGGACGCTAAGATTCGTCCCCACGCACACTCTGATTACGTCAATGGACCTGTTGACGACTACGGCTACGACCTCGACGTGATGATCGAGGCGAAGGCTAAGGAGCTTGCGCTGTTCGAACTTCAAAAAAATGACGCTGCACGCTTGACAGCGGCAGCCTAACCTCTTACATTATAAGAGAACCAAGGAGATGAAATGCATATTTCTACGTTGAAAGATCTTCTTCCAGAAGAAGATGCACACAAATTTAAAAAGATTGGTAATATTATTCTAGATGAGAATAAAGCAGCAGGTTATTCTTATGCAAAGACCGAAGAGTGGAATCCAACGCACTGTGGGTGGGTTTACATCCTAACAGAAAATGATCGTATCATCAAGATTGGTATGACAAATACAACTCTAAATTCTCGCTTCAGTTCCTATCAGGCTGGCACTCAAAAAGCAAGAAATAAGGGCACCTGCTCAGTAACAAATTACAACTGCTCGGAACACTTTAGAAAGAATTTGCGCACTGGTAGCAAAATTTCTATTTTTGCATACCCAGTGGAAGAAATCAAAACTCGGCGCTCTATCTTTGGTAAATACACGTCTTTCCTCCTAAAAAGCGCCGCAACATATGAATCCGCTTTGCTTAGTTTGTATAGCGAGCGAAACAGTGGAAATTATCCGATTCTATGCAACAACACGAGTATTTAATATGAATGTCTATAACTCAACATACGATGACCTAAAAAGCCATTATGATCAAGTCTTAAATAAAGACAAAACAACATATAAGAACTCTAACGATGAGCCAACACCGATTGGCTGTATTGAAGATATGTATTCGTCAATTCCTCAAAGTTTTTGGAATGAACGGGTTGAGATTCTAGATCCTTGTTGTGGTAATGGTAACTTCCACCTCGTGACGCTTCAAAAGCTAAAATCGATTGGAGTTGATATTGGCTCAATTGTAGACAATAATTTGTATTTCAATGACATAAACAAAGATAGGATCAAAAATGTAAAAAAAGTTTTTGGCAACAATTCAAATATTTTTAAAAAAGACTTTTTAGAATTTGAAGATACTCGTAAATTTGATATGGTTGTTGCTAATCCTCCATTCGCTCTTTTCACGGAAGATAACAAAAGAGCAAGCAAAAACCACACGTTGGTTAGAGATTTTATCTCCAAGGCAATTTCTGTAACAAAAGATAATGGATATGTTCTGTTTATCGTCCCGAACAACTGGATGAGCTATGCTAACAGAAACGTGGTTATCGAAGAAATAACAAAAAGACAGATTATTCACTTGGATATTCATGGTAGTAAAAAGTGGTTCCCCAAGATTGGCAGTTCTTTTACTTGGTTTCTACTAAAAAATGCACAAACTTGTCAACCATACACGACCAGCACCCTCTATAAAAAGACAACATACAATAGCGTAGTACAAAGCGGAGAAAGAAAGTTCATCCCTCTGCTATGGACCACAGAGGTTCAGTCAATCTTTTCAAAAACTATAGATGTTGATAATGAGAAGTTTGCAGTTGAAACCACAAGCGATCTACATGCGTATACTAAAAAGAAATTGCTATCAAAAGAAAAAGATCAGGAACACCCTTATCGTCTTTGGCATACGCCATCAACAAACCTTTATTCCTCTAGGCCACACAAATATCAAGATGGTTTTAAAACATTTATTAGTTTGACAAATGTTTATTCACTATTTGTTGACAACTGCGGAATGACACAATCAATAGCTTTTGTTCGCTGCGAGAGCGAAGAGGAAGCAATGGAAACTTCTAAAATATTAGATCACAATCTTTACAGATTTTTAAACAATGTGTGTAGATGGGGAAACTTTAACAATATTAAGATTTTGAAAGAATTTCCAATCCCCCAAAACCCAAACGATATTTATGGAAGTTTTGGGATAACAAACGAAGAGATACAGTTCATCGAAAACTTTTTATCTGCTTGACAGCAGACGATCACCCGGTTACATTACATACATAACAAGGAGGACTAAATGTCTACATCAACTGAAGAGAAGAAGCGCTACGTTCTGGAGTACATCCGGTCACTCGTGGCAATCGAAGAGGCTATTGAGCCTTACAAGGAGCAAAAGCGAGAGCTACGCACCGAGTACCGAGAGCAGGGCTGGCTTAACACCGACGAGATCCGTGCGGCTGTGAAGGCTTACCGTCTGTTCAAGGGCAAGGTAGACATCGAGGATGTTTACGACAACTTCAAGATGCTCTCTGGTGAGGGCACCCCGGAGGATTCATGATTATTCAGTATCAGCGACTCGATGAGTATGTCAAGGTTCCCACACGCTCTAACCCATCTGATGCTGGGCTGGATGTGTATGCCAACGTGACAGACCCTGTTGTGATCGACCCACGCGAATCTGTGATTATCCCAACTGGTCTGAAGTTTGGGATTCCTCACGGCTACATGCTACAAGTAATGAACCGCTCAAGCATTGCTGCAAAGCGCGGACTAATGGTTGGCGCGCATGTGATTGACTCAGGCTATGATGGAGAAGTATTTATCAACCTTCACAATGTTGGTAGCAGTCCCCAGATGATTCGTTATGGAGACAAGATCGCACAACTTGTGATGATCCCTGTGGTCGCTTTCCGCCCGTATGTCATCGAGAGCGACTTATATCAGGAGTCTATCACTATTTCAGACCGTGGAGAGGGAGCACTAGGTAGCACAGGAGCATAAAAATGGCACAGACAATTTTGACAGAAGCAGCACCACCCGAGAAAGAAGCCCTCTATGGCGCTTTGGGTGTTTATCCAGACAAGAACACTGCACTTGCAGAGTTAATTGATAACTCTGGAGAATACGGGAACACTACTACCATTAAGATTGTCTGTAAGCCAGATCGAATCGTTATCAGTGATGATGGTGCTGGCTTGAACCCAGAAACTATGGTATCTATGTTTCGCATTAAGAGAAATGAACACTCTGAAGGCGAAACAGGAAAATTTGGTTATGGGTTCAAGTCAGCCACAAGCTTTCTTGGAGACGGAACAACGGTTCTATCACTTCAGAGGGGAACCTTCACTTGGGGTAAGGCAGAGCCAAACAATAACTGGCAATACGAAATCAAGTCAATCCCCCAGACTGATCCCGAGTTCGGGCATTATCAGTCTATCTGGAATGATGACAAGGCAACCAACTCTACAAGTGGAACAATTATCGTAATTCCAAAACTGAAAGAGCAGTTTAGCGATGTTGATGCTGCTACTCTTCAAGCGTTCATCTCAAGAACCTATGCTCTCAACTTCAAACAGAAAAACATAAGAGTAGAGTTGAACGGAAGCGACATCAAATTCATCAAGTTGTTCGGCAAGCCCACAATTCCAGAGTTTGAAAGAAAAACTGTGAAGTTCAACGACATTGAGTTCGGGATCTCAATCTTGCTCCGCGACAACGAGGGGATGCTTTCTGGCTTGACCATCGTTAGAAACGACAGGGTCATCGCCAGCGGTTACACCCTCGGCATTCCAGGCATTTCAGACCCAGCGATGGCTGAATACCAGATTGTCTTATGGGGGAACGATAAACTTGATGATTCCTTAAAGATGACCCCAATGAAGACGATTAGCCCCAATCAGGCTATTGATAGGGGATTCCGCCGCGCCTTCTTTTTCAATTCTGGGCTTGTTGCCGAGATAAAGAAGATTATTGAATTAGCCCCACAGGCAAGTGAAGTTTTCGTGCCCCTCTCACAGCACACCCGCCTCCTCACAGGACTAGAAGGATTACGCGAGAAATTACCGCAAAAATTTTCCTCCTACGTCACAACAAGAGAGGCAAATTTAGAAGAAAAGCAGACCCCACCAGCAATCCACAAGCAAATGGACAAGGTCATCAGCATCGTTTCCGCGCCAAAATTTCCACCCAACCCACAAACGAAAGTCACAACAACATCGGTAAACTTCACACAAGGTCTGTTTAACATCGACCTGAAGCCCCTTGGGACAAACAATTTCATGTGGGATGTAGAGGAGCGCCTAATCAACAACAAGCTACAAATCGTCGCAGTCTTCAACTACGATATCCCGTTTGTTCGTGGCATTATTTCGGGACCACGAAACGAAGTAGCCAAGGATTTTATCAACGATGCCATCGCTCAGATAGTTTATTCCAAGATTCACCTTGACAACACGATTCATAACGGTTACAAGAATACATATCGCAACATCTCGCGAATCAAAACACAAATTTTTGGAGATTAAATGGACAAGAACACCACGCAGGTAATGTTTAGCTCAAAGTCGAATGATTGGGCTACACCACAATCGTTCTTTGATAAGCTAGACAGCATCTTTGGACCATTCACCCTAGATGCCGCAGCATCGGCTGATAACTACAAGGTCGCCAACCACTACACCGAAGCAGATGATTCACTTGCTCAGGATTGGTCAGGTAACCGAGTGTTTCTAAACCCACCCTATGGTCGGAACCTAAAGGATTGGATCAAGAAGGGCTATGAAGAGGGCCAGAACGACGACACGACAGTTGTAATGCTTATTCCCGCCCGCACCGACACCAAGTATTGGCACGACTATGTGATGAAAGCAGATGAAATTCGCTTTGTCCGTGGTCGCATCAAATTTGGTGACGAGACGAACTCCGCACCATTTCCATCAGCAGTGGTAGTGTTCCGACAGTCATCGTTTAACGGACCCCGGATTACCGGAATGGAGCGACCGTGAATAGAGCCCAGCGCCGACGCCTCAAGAAGAAGAACAAGGGTAACGAGAAGCTAGTAAAAAAAATGGAAACTTTTGGGCACCGACCCGGTGCCTGTTCAACGTGCGACGCACCATTTGATAAGAAATCAAAAGAACACGCACTAACTTGGCGAGTAGTGGTGCGCGAGGAACCCACCCGCGTGTCCCTATTTTGCCCACAATGCATCGAGATAACCCAAGGAGCACTCAATGCCCACGCCAACACAAAAGATTGACCTATTTGATTCACAAGGGATGGACGACCCTCCTCCCACCGAAGAGGTAGCAGCAAGCTACTTGCAGCAGCTAGAGGGATTAGAAGGTCTAGCACGACGCGAAGCCGTCAATAGCCCCTCACATTACAATCAAGGCAAGATAGAAGTAATTGACGCAATCGAAGATTGGGGACTTGACTTCAACGCCGGCAACGTGATAAAGTATGTTGCGAGACACCGACACAAGGCAGAAGCCCTTGAGGACCTCAAGAAAGCACGTTGGTATCTCGACCGCATCATAGAAGGACTTGAAAATGGCAGTAACTAGGATAAACAGAAAAAATCTAGATCAAATTCTAGGCGGAAAAGTTGACGGCGAACATGAAGTAGTAATCAAGCTCTATGGCTCTAATTGCCATCTATGCCACGCCCTCAAGCCAAAGTTCGTAGACCTTTCCGACGACTATGAGGACATCCACTTCTATGCTTTCAACATGGAAGAAGGCGATGGACTTGAGAAAAAATACGGCTTCCAAGGTGTTCCGTCTATCTGTTACATCAAGACTGGTGGCATTAGACCAAAGGTTCGCTTTATGGAGGACCCCAAGAAGCCTCACGATGAAACTTGGTTTGAACCCGCAGGCATCCGAATCTTTATTAACAAGAACAGAGACTAACATGAAAGAGGCACTAACTTATGACGACGTTCTCATCCTTCCGCAGTATTCCGATATCCGCAGTCGATCTGAAGTGGATATCCATTCTAATTTGGGGAACGGACTAAAGCTTGACCTACCGATCTTTGCGTCCCCTATGGACACAATCTCGGAAGACCTTATGGCGTTCGCAATGTCAGAACAGGGTGGTTCAGCAATAATCCACAGATACAATACCGCAAAAGAGCAGGCAGAGTTGATTCGCATAGCAAAAACCAACGGAGCAGAAAACGTTGGCTTCGCTGTTGGTGTTGGCGATGACCTGATAGATAGAGCCCGCGATTGTTTTAACGCAGGCGCAGACTTTGTTTGTGTTGATGTAGCCCATGGGCACCACATCAAGATGAAAGAAGCTCTCAGCAGCCTCAGAGATAATTTTGGGCACACATTGCACATTATGGCAGGTAATGTAGCAACTCTACAGGGAATTAACGATCTCGCAGACTGGGGAGCAAACTCTGTTCGTTGTAACATCGGGGGAGGCTCTATCTGTTCTACCCGTGTCCAGACAGGTCACGGACACCCTGGGCTACAAACGATCATGGATTGCGCTATGACCGACCGCGATGTAACAATCATAGCAGACGGCGGCATTCGCAACTCTGGAGACATCGTGAAAGCCCTCGCAGCAGGAGCCGACGCAGTTATGCTAGGCTCTCTACTTTCTGGTACAAGGGAAGCACCCGGAGAAGTTTTTACAGACGCTCAGGGGCGGAAATACAAGACCTATCGGGGTATGGCTTCCAAGGAAGCACAGGTAGACTGGCGCGGGAGGTACTCATCGTTTGAGGGCGTGTCCTCCACGGTGCCTTATCGGGGCAAGGTTCGCAACATTCTCTCGGACCTTGAACAAGGCATTCGTTCAGGGCTCTCCTATTCAGGAGTTCGCACTATTGAAGAACTACAAGCCAAGGTCCAGTTTATTCGCCAGACACCAGCAGGACTAGGCGAGAGTAGAACACACATCACAAGTCGGAAGTGGTGATGGCTGATGATCCAAACTACGGAGAAGACATAAAGTCGATCCGCTTTTGGGTTGCCGACGACGATCACGCGCGGCTCATAATAAGGCTGAGACATAATAAGTTAAAAGCATCTCAGTTTTTCCGTGCCGTGATTGATGGTGTTATTCAAGAAGATCCAAATCTTATGGCTTTTGTGGAAGATTATGTTTTAGAACATAAGATCTTGAGTCGAAAAAGATTCACCAAGTCTCTCAAACTAAAACAAAAAGGAAGAGAAAAACTGGAAGATTGGGGGCTCCTTGATGATGCCGAGAAAGAAAACCTATTTGATTTAATCGCAGAGGAGTTTCCAGATCTATGAATACTAAACATTTAATGATATGTGCCCAGCAGTGCCTAAAAGACAGAGAGGGCTGCGAAGCATCGGGGTGCAGATACCACATTGATTATGAAGATGACTATAATTGCACTATGATTGCAATCCACCAGAATGGCTCCCTTTCTCTCCGTGAGATAGCAAAGCGTGAAGGGCTTTCTTTTGCTCGAATAAAGCAAATAGAAACTAAGGCACTAATTAAATTAAAGAAACGTTTGCCGGATGGCGAAGAATTATTGGCTTCTTCTGGTGATGTAGACTATTTAACATTAAGTTTTTAAGGAGATTTAAAACTATGGCTCGCAAGACACTACTAACAGAAACAGAGATTCGCCAATTCATGAAACTGGCGAACATCAAGCCCCTCCAAGAGATGGGCGGAAGTTACGGTATGCCACCCGGTATGCCTGATGAAGAGGAAGAAGACGACCCCGGTACGCGCGACATGCGCGAAGAAGAAGAGATGGAGATGGACGCCGAAGAAGCCCCAGCCCCAGAAGGTGGCGAAGAGATGGAAATGGATGCCGAAATGGGTGAAGAGCCCGCAGGCGACATGGAAATGGACATGGGCGATGACATGGGCATGGACGACGACATGGGCGGCGACATGGACGGTGGCAAAGAAGAGCAGTTTGCGGACATCGTAGACAAGCTCGCAGATCTACTCGGTCTTGACGCCGACGTAGAGGTCGGTGAAGATGAGATGGAAATGGGGGGTGAAGCTGAAGACGTAGAAGGTGGTGAACTAGAAGTCGATGCCGCTCCCGAAGGCGAAGATATGGAGATGGGTGATGAAGACGAGGCAGATGAACCAATGATGGAAAGTGACGAAGAGATTGTACAAGAAGTCGCTCGCCGCGTGGCTGCCCGCCTACTCCGTGAGAAGAAGAAAGATGCTATGGCGAACAAGCTAGCCGAGCGCATTTATCGTAGACTCGCTTCAAAATAATAGCTTGACAGAAATCTCCTGAGCCGTTATAATAACCATCTAGGCAACCATACCTAGGTGGTTATTTTTTTGGAGATACAATGGAACTAGTCATTAGCATAGTGATAGCAGGGTCCTCGTTCTTGCTTGGGTGGCTAACCTGCGGAGGTTTATACTTCTTCAAGTCTACTAAACTCTCATTAGTTATTTTAAGGATGGCTTATGTTTTCTACTTGACAATTGTTAACAAGGGGTTAGAATACTTACACTACGCCCACATAAACAGACTGGATGCCCTTCGCAAGAATGGCAAGTCCTATGGAGACAAAGAGTATGAATCTCTTAAAAGAGACAATGATAAAATTACTCAACACTACAAAGATAACTCGATAGCCTATTTACTTCAGGCGCACCCTGAGATGTTTAAAGGCTTTATTGAATTTGATGATTGGAGAGGGTCGCA